TCATGGACCTAATCATCCCCTAATCTGAAAAAACAATGACTGACCTAGATATTGCTAATTATGCCTTGGGGTTGTTAGGCCAATACAAAATCCAAAGCTACCCGGAAACGGGGAAAAAGTCAGTAGAAGGTCAGGCATTAGAGGCATATCTTCCATTCGCTATTCAAGATGTCATGATTGATGGCGAATGGAACTTCGCCCGGAAAAGGGTAATCATTGAGCCGTCACCCACAGAGGTGGCGGCCTTTGGTTATCACAATGCTTTCCCGAAGCCTGACGACCTAGTGACAATAATCTCCGTAAATGGGGAGCCTTGGAATATTCAGGCGCAGTTTGTGCAGATAGAGGGAGAGTTCATCTTGGCAAACGTTGACCAGTTGAGGCTGGTTTACATTGCCGCCCCCACAGACGGGACAACGCTTCAAGGCATACCTGACCAGCTAAAACCGCTCATAGGAATCAGGTGGGCCTATCTTACGTGTGTACGCATCACGAACAACATTGAACTCTACAACATGATAGCGGACATGTACCAGAGGGAGTTGCACAGGATGCGGGACAACGACTTCATCAACAACACGGGAGGCAGGTTTAACTACCGCAACAAGCTTATGAGCCAGTCCACTTGGGGCCGCTATCCATTTGGGACGACCGCCCCATATCACGGTTCTCCCACTTACATCCCAGACTAACCTAAAATTCATTCAGCTATATGGCCTCAAATACCCGGCAATTTCAAATGCAACTCAACTTCAACGGGGGGCAGGTTTCCGAGAACTTCACCCCACGAGTTGACATGCAGAAATACCAGACGAGTTGTTCTTTGATGAGGAACTTTATTCCTCGTCAGTTTGGTATGTTAAAGAGGCGACCGGGTTTTGGTGTGATTGACGCATTCAAAAATCCTTTTCGGATATTGAAGTTCCCTTGCACCAACAACGAGGAATACATTGTTTGCGTCCACTCCGACAACAAGTATGAGAGCGGAGGATGCAAGCCATTTGCGACCATTTATCAATGCGGATATTTTGGAGACCAGACTAGAAGGTGGGAAGTAAATCTTGAGATAGATTCTGTTTTTCAGGCTGGCATCAACGGATGGACGGCTGATGTTGGCAATGAGAGGCATGGGCGTTTTTGGGACACGGACTTGGAGAAAATCAAGTATGTCTCCCAAAACGACAAAATGTGGATAGTGCATCCCGACTTCTTCCCGCTGGAATTAACAAGGACGGCGAAGCCAGCACAACTTCCGCAGACGTCGATGGCAGAGGACAAGTATGTTGTTGAGTTTGACACCTCCTCAAACACGAATCTTTCCACAAAAAACTCTTTGTGTTTTGGTTTGTATGGCGTTAATAGGCTAAATGCAAAAACACAACCTTTCTTTACCTTAAACTTTAAGGACAACAAATCTATTGCTTTTGGTTTTAGCGGTAGTGGCGCCGATACGAAGTGGGCTATAACTACTTCGGATGGAGTTGTACATCAACTGGAAAACATTGGCGTTAGCTCTGACCAGACTGTAGATTTTAGCGATTTCAATAAAAACATACCTATCAACATTTATTGCTTCCTGACGTGGCGAGGAAACAAGCTTTACGCAAGCATAGGATGTAATAACAGTTATGGAACGTTAGGCCTCTATAAGTATTCCTCCTCCGAAGTCGAGGTTGATTCTTCTTTGGGCAACTTGTTAAGTTTTGTTATTGGGGGAACTCCGGGGAGTTCGACCGATGCTCAATCTTATGTTTCTTTCAAAGAAACCTTTAGTGCTGGTTCAGATTTTAGCGGCATTGGGATTAAAGTGAATTTTGGGCAAGGAGATGTGCCTGATAAAAGCTTTAATAACAACGACCACAGGACGTCGCTAATAATGGCTCAAATGTTTGGAGACACTTCGAGTGTGTTCAAGCTTAATGATTATCAAATCCAGCAATACAATAATTCCGTTTTCCCGATTAAACAGATATATCAGGGCAACGAAAAGATTTATCAGGAAGAAGCTGTTATCGGCTTCAAGTTGACAACAATGGACTTCCTGACTTATCCCAAGAGCGACGACTACTATATAAGGGATAAAGGCCAAGGAACTAATCCCGATAGTCCCATGTTTTGTAGGAACCATGAGACATACCCGGATATTCCCTATTACGTCTATGAGGACACCAGCGTCTCCTTAAACACTGTCAACGCTGTTTTTGGGGACAGGTATTTCCTTTCTGATGGTTCCGTCGCGCAATTAACAGGCAACGACGGGACTCGAATTGCCGAGTGGTTAAAAGAATATACTCCGGGGGATATTGTTATCGGCTCCTGCCTGATGAACAAAACGGACGGCGCATTGAATGGGAACATATACAATTTCTCTACTGGCTCCAACGTCGGCATTCCCATTAACTTTTTCCGCATGGCTAATATTGTGTGCCGCTACGTTCGAGGCGACTGGACTCTTAGCACAGACGCAGAAGTGGCGACAACCAAAGGGGTTCTTGTAAGTTATTTGGAGAATAGCAAGGTCTTTTCAGGCTATCCTTCTGGCGGCGGCTACACAGTCTTCCGAATCAACAATAACTGGTTCTCACAGCCGAGGAAGCTTAGCATGTCAGGAAGCAATACTCCGGGCGTATTTGTTGGGCTGGTTTATATTGGTGAGAACGGAAACGTGTCCACCGATACTGGTGATGCTGGCCAGTCCATTGAGGTTGATAATGGAGGTGGTGTTTATCAGACAGACATTCCCTTTGCCGTGTGGCCTAATCAAAAGAGGCTTACTTCAACAACGACAGATGCGACGGTATTCCAAAACCTGACCATTATGCCAATGATGTATGCCCCTGTGCTGGATGGCATATTCAAAACATTTGGTTCCTTGTTTGGTCGTGGCAACTACCAGCTGACTCAAACCAATATCAGTAGCACCAACTACTATTCGGCCAAGTTTAACGATTTAGTCAAGTGTGCTTTCTCTGTAGAAAAAGGCTATCCTTCCTGCATAGCGTTGCGTAATGGGCGGCTGATATTGGCTTCAACCAAGGCCCAACCCCAAACAATATGGGCTTCCCGTGTTGACAGGTATAATGAGTTCTCTGTGGACGACATGGCAGATTCCGGCTGGGATTTGACGATAGGCGCGAACCAGAGCCAAAAGATTCAATGGTTGTCTTCCTCTAAGGATTTGATAGTAGGAACAGACATTGGCGAATGGGTGCTGAACGACAGCGACTCAAGCAATCCTGTACCCATTATTAAAGAGCAATCCAGATGGGGTTCTTCTGTGGCGCAAGGGGAACTGATGACGGAGAGCCTGTTTTTCATCCCTAGAGACAAAAAGGGTGTTATCCAGTCAATCTACTCTTTCCAGATTGATGGCTACACATCGGAAGATGTGACGATTATGGCATCCGATTTGTTTGATTATGGGATTACTTCTCATTCGATTCAGAAAGACCCTGACCCAATCTGGTGGGGTACTACTGGCGACGGAAGGCTTTTAGGGTTGCTGTATAACCGGGTGCAGGACATCAATGGCTGGTTCCAATGCGATATTCAAGGAGCCTTCATAAATCAGGTATGCTGTTACAATAACCCGGTAAAAGGCGAAGAAGGATTGATTGTTTCCGTAAAAGGTAAAGGCGAGAACGATTTCGTAAACGCCAATCAATACTTCCTCTCTTATATGGAGGACAGCAATCCTTGTGTTGACTTCTTCTCCACCGGGAACACGACCGACACGGATGCCGGGAATGCGGGAGGATTTGACCCTATGTCATGGGATTTATTCTTCACGGGGAGTACGACCGATTCAGACGCGCTTAATACAATTCTAGTCAATGGGTACTTCAAAGAAACATCTAGTAGTGAACAAGTTACGATTCAGACAAAACCAGCTGACTCTCAATCCTGGGTATCAGAATTTTATTTTACCTTCGATGACGCTTCTGTTTTCAATAATCCGGCGGCTAATGGTAGCTCTGTTGAGATAACAGCATTCCTTTTTGAGAACCAATATGACCCTTCTCTAGGCCAATTAACCAAGGGGCCGTTTTATTTGTTTGTGTACGATTCAGAGACACAAGCATTATTAGCTCGCTCAACCAACTCGGTAGAGCTTCCTGACAACAAGAACCAGCTTCCTTTGCTTGAGTTCCTGTTTAGTGGCTTAACTGTAAACGCTAACCAGAAAATAAAGGTTTTCTTCTCAAGAAACGAATCAGCCGCCTTTGAGGGGAATGAAGAAATATTACAGGTTTCCTGTTTTAGTGATTCTACCCATGAGACGGAATACGGATACTTCCCGTACATGGACGTCAGAACAACCGTATTGAACTCCAAGATTGAGTATGATGACACCAAGCCTGTTTATCTGGATGTCATATCGGCAGTTAGTGGAACGACAACAGGTTATTGCTTTAGCGGAAATTCGATAAACAATGATTATTCTTATTATCAACAGGCACAAGAAGGGGAGGGCTTGTTCTCCGATAGCAAAATTGTATTCAACGTTGAATCCGAATCCTATATAGCACAACCGGGTTATGATGGTTTTATTATGCCGCCGTTAGGGCTACAATCCATTTTCCCGAACTTCACTTTCGGGCTTCACATCTTTTCAGAGTTTGTGTCGATGCCGATGGGGAATGCTAACAATTACGTCATCCCTGCCACTACCACTAAGATTAGCCAACTTAGGTATCAAGTGTCACGAGACGAAAGCAACGACTTGATTCCTTCTGACGAATTCCTTAACGAATATGGACTTGAGTATGGAGCACCGAGGATTCAAGCGACAGTGCAAGCTTTAGATTACGATGCTCCTTTAGCTATGGAAAAGAGCACTTCCATGTCGGTATCAACAAACTTGTCTAACGGGCGAGGACATGTTGTATTGAGTGGGCAAAGTTCTACTGATACAAGGCTGTACTTTTCCTTAGATGATGCTAAAAAGGTGAACGTATTAGCGGCGTATATTCTGTATGATTCCACTATCATTAGCTGACACAGGCGGCCTAACCGCAGATGGTTTGTTGCCATTGACAGGCTTCCCCTCATGGATGTGGGGAAGCGACATTCTTAATGGTCAACTCTGGGGTGGAACAGAAATAGCAGAGCCAGCTTACAACGAAATTTGGACAGACCCTACGACTGGTGTTACGAATGCGCTCCTACCTTCGTTGACTGGATTGGAGCCAATGAACGGCCTGTATGATATTGATTATCAGATAGGTTATCCTGAAATGCCCCAGCCGCCGACATATAACCCTAACACAAGTTATTTATCATCAACGGCTTCAATAGATACGTCAGCTGGGTTCGAGAAGTCTAGTCCCAACAAAATAGCATGGGATGACACGTTTGACCCGTTCGGCTTCAACTCTGCGACGCTTAAAGGATTTGGTAGTGTTCTTTCGGATGTGTCGTCTTCCTTGAGCAAGAAGCGGTCATATGCCAACTATGTCGCCAGTTATGAGAATCAGGCACAGGCGTTAAGGAATCAAGCCGAGTCGGCATACAGGATTGCCGGAATAAACATGTCTCGCCTTCGAGGGAATCAGGAGAAATACCTAGCCCAGCAAAGGGTGTCAGCAGTCAGGACAGGCTTCGCCCCGACTTCCGGTTCCATAGGCGCTGTACAACAGGCGACAATGAGCCAGTTCGAGCAACAAATAGCTGATGCTTGGGTGGAAGCGGAACAAAAGAGGCAGAACACAATGTATCAAGCAAGCGTTGCTGATTGGCGGGCAAGCGAAGCCCGGAAGGCTAGCAAGCGCTCCTCCGGTGGATTCCTTGGCTCACTACTTGGCTCTGGTGTGGGAGCTTATTTTGGAGGCCCCACCGGAATGGCGATAGGTTCTAAGATAGGTTCATCCATAGGAGGGTTATTTTAATCATGGCGACCAACGATACTAGAGACATAAGACTGGGTGTCAGTAGTGCGAACAAGGAGGGGTTGTTGCCTTCTCCTTCAAACCGTTATTTGCGCTCCACTTATGATGCGGCCAGATATGTTCCTATTGGAAATGAGTTCGACAAAGAGAGCCGAGTAAAGGAGCTTGGCGACCTTGGAGAAGGACTCACAATGTGGTCGAAGGCGCAAGCGGAAGTCGAGACAACGAACGACAGTATTCAGTCACGGCGCATGCAAGCAGAGTACATGGAAGCTTCCACACAGGTTTTCAATCAGCTTCAAAAAGACCCCAGCACGATGAACAACCCTGCGGTTTGGCTGGACGCTTATACGGAGGAGATGACATCAAGGGCGGCAGAGATTAACAACAAGTATGCCAAATCGTTTTATGTTGGGCGCAATCAGATGTTGTCCAATGAAAGGCTCAACCTGTTGCTGAAAGAGGAGAAGAACAAGGTGGGCCTGATGGCGGCAGACAGAATATCAAAGATGGCCGCAGACGAAACTAATGCGGCGTTCAAGATTGCTGTGGCCAACAGGGATTTCGGGTTGGCTAGGGAGATAAATAAAAGCCCCTACCTAACACCTGCGGAAAAGATGTTGAATGAGAATGGAATTGTTCAAGCCCAGACACAAGACATCATCCAGCAGGAAACATTGAGGAACCCTTGGGGTGTTCTGGAAGAGGTGAACAGGGATGGTGCTGTACAGCGTCGTGAATTGACCTATGAGCAACAGCAGTACGCATTGAACCAAGCGCAGGGCCGGATAAGCATGATTCAAAAGCAATCGTATGACTCTCTCGTACAGAAGTTTTTGTTCAACCCGGAAGAGTTTGAGATGGATGTCGCCAAAAAGCTATTGGACACAAACCAGCTGACGACCCAGCAATATGTCAACCTCCTCAACATGAAGAAGACCATGAGCGCCAAGGTTGAGCCGACTCCAATGCAGTTTGCGGCCATGTCTAATTGGGCAGTCAAGCTTTCAGAGGATTATCACAAAGAGTCGCCAGAGGGACAGGCCAACATCCTCTCCCAAGCTGAACGGCTTCTTGAGCGGATGAATTTCAGCACCAGCGACAAGAACTCATTGCTCAAGCTTGTAACACAAAAGATTTCCCCGGAAACGTTCAATCAGGCTGACAAGTTGGTAGAGAAGTTTTGGGATAACGGCCAACTACCTCTGACCAAGACAGAGGATTACACCGGAACTCAAGGAGGGACTACTCCGATTTATTTGACGGAGGAAGAGTTTAATACCCAGTTCAAAGAGAGGAAGAACCAGTTTTTCTTAGACAAAAGCAGGACATACCTAGACCCGAAAACGTCAAAAGACAGGTATGCGGTAATGGAGTATGTGCCGGACTCGAACAATCTGTTCCTGCAAGAAAAGATAAAAAGCGAAGTTCGTTCCGTCCTTTCTGATAAGATTGCTGAATATAGGGCAGAACACAATGGGAAATCTCCTACCGGACAAGAGCTTTATGAGCTTGTTTTTTTCGCACAAGAAGAGGCGTTCTCCCGGAATAATATCAGCAGTATTGACCCATTATCTTCTGCCTCTGTTTATCCTTCTGGACAGCAAGACAGAGACGAAAGAAAGGCGACATTTATTCCGAACAACGTTAGAGTGTCGGCTATATCGAATAAAGCTTCTATAGATATTCCGACTAATGGTGCTTTTATTGTTTGGGCCGGAAGTAACTCTTTCATTACAAACGAGAAAGACTACTTGAGCATATATAAACGGGCCGGGGCGCCCCCTCAAGGATTTATCGTAGCAGATGAATCTTTCCTCCAAGCTCCACACAAAGATTTAATGGATGTGCAAGCTATGATTTCGGCCAAAGCGATAGCGGCGAAAGCTGGATTAGATGCACAAGGAGAGCAGGGAATTTATTGTGCATTGCTTTCCTATTGGAATAATTTATAAACAAATCATGGAAGAGCTTTCAGAACAACCCGAAGATTCTATCCTGTTGGATGAAATAAAGAAAATGAATTCGGGCCTCGCTTCTAATAAGGAGCAACCTGAAATAACAGAAGAGGATTTAGAAGCAAATCCTCAAGCTTACTCTTCTGAACAAATTGAAGGGGTTTTAAGAAACAAGAGAAGTATTCGCACAAAGCTTGACGATTATTTAAGGATGTCGTCTAGCTTGCTTCCTACTACTCCACGAGAAGCCTTAGATGCCGTAGGGACATTGCGTGAGGAACTGCAAGCAAATGGTATAGACCCGGAGTATGAGAGGTATCGTGAGAAGATAAAAAGAAACGAAGATATAGTTTATTCGGTTACTAGGTATATCAATCCAACAACAGGCTTGTTTGGGGATGTTCCTGCACAAGATGTAACAAACAATAAGCTGGAAAAAATACTTAGTGTTGAGCAAATTAGGGATTTCAATAATGCCCCGCAGTTTATGCGAGACAAATATGTTTTCAATCGCATTGTTGAAAACTTTTTCCCGGAAGGGGAGATGGATAAAGGGTATGCACTAGAACTCCTGAAAAAGCATTATCAAACCGACTCAATGCACGGAGTTGTCAGCAAATACGCTCAAGAGCTTCAAAGGAACAAGGATGAGGAGACAGCATACAATGAAGCCTCTACCAGATTTTTCGATTCCTTTATAGAAACAGGAGGCGATTACCAGAAAGCAATCGACAGCTTGGAAGGCAATCTAAACCTGTATGCGGAAAACATTTTCAACCAAGAACCTGCGCTTAAATACATTTACCAGCGTGCGTATAACTCCGTCTCATGGATTAAAGATGAATACATAGAAAGCGGAGAGCTGGATTGGGACAAGATGGCAGACAGGTTGTTGAAGCTTGGGGAAGGAGAGACGTTCTCTCTAGCCATTCAGATGCTTCCCTACATGTTGCCCAAAGACGACAGGACTTGGCTAACCCAAGCCATAGACGACACCGCCTCTGATGTCTCCCGCTTTGCTAGGCTCATGGTTGACGGAGGAGGTGATAGCGCCCAAGCAGAACGCCTTGCGTTGGCTATCCAGCAGGAATATCGTCAGGGCCGAGACATGCCTACTTCGTGGCTAGGAATAGCGGCTAAGGTAGTAACAGACCAAGTTCCCAAGATAACGGCAGTAACAGGAAGTACTCTTTTAGCTAGTGGTGGAGGCCCTGTATCTATGGCCGCCACAGGTATGGCTGTCGGCTCAATGGTGTATGGTTCAACGGTAGGTCTTGAGGCATATAGGACGAATTCTTCTAGGGCAGGAGCATTGACATATGGTGTTACTGTTGGGGCCTTGGAAGGTCTCCTTGAAAACATAACTCTTGGTGCTGGTGCTTTGGCCACCAAGGGTATTAAGGTGGCAGAGGCAGGTAGGAAAATGGCCTCTGTTGTCGGAAGAGTTCCCGCTACCGTAAGAGGTGCGGCGGCTGGTGCTTTGTCTGAATATACCCAAGAAGTCATTGCTGACCCAATTTATGTTGGATTGGAGAATGTAATGCGCTCTGCGGGGTTTGAGCTTACCCAGCAAAACACCCTTAAAAACTGGTGGGAAACATTGGACTTCACATCCCCTGAACTATTGGGGGCTACAGCCATTCTTGGCGGCTCCATTGGTGCTGTTGGGGGCTATCAAGCTAACCACCTCATCAACCGAGTAGGAAGAAGCGCTTCGGCTCTTCAAGCTTATGGTGTACCCGAATCGGAAGCTGTGGCTATTGCCGAAATGCCAGACGGCAAGGAGCGCACAAACAGGCTTATATCGGCCCTTCGCAATAACCGGGTAAGCCCCGACGTGCAAATAACAAACCAGCAAGCGGGGATATTCCTGAACTTTTTAGCTAAGAATGCAGAGAGGTTTAAGGATGTTGAGCTGATGCCGGAGATATCCGACAACGGGGACGGAACCTTTAATATTGTTGAGAGAGACCCGGTAAGTGGAGCTGAAAAAGTAACCACAGTAACAGACGAAATCGCAGGGACGTTCATGTCTCAAGCGTTGCAGTCTAATCCGGGATTCATCAGGGCGTTAAATATTTTCGCACAGGAAGAGATAGAAGCAAGTGTTGGGAAAGACGCAAAGATAAAAAGCTATACTCCTGACGAACTCCGAGCAAAAATCCAATCCACAGAAGACAACAATGCAACTATAGCACGACTTAGGGCTTTGGCTGTAATTAACCAAGACCCGGAATTGTTGCAGAGTTTTCGTGATGGGAAAGTAAGTATTGAAGATGTAGCAAATGAGCTGGAAATTGTATCTGCATATAGAGATGGCACGATTGCTGTTGCGAGGGGTGAAGCGAATCCTCTCAATATTCTCGAAGAAATAATTCATGCCCGCGCAATATCTGATTTGGAGAGCGGCGTTATTTCCAGAGACGTCATTGAAACACAGGTAAGGAATTACTTGGAATTCTTGGGCCGCAGTAGCGAAGAAATAGGGGACTTGAGCAATGATATTCTGTTGCAGGAGCATCTTGCCAATATGGGGAAAGCTTTAGCTACAACGCCAGAGTTGTTTTCCTCAATGCCGGGGAATGTTCAGACAATTTTGGAGTGGCAGAAAGACGCCATTGCGGAAGTCGGCAATATTTTTGAAGAAGGCAATCTGATAAGAGAAGCCATTGAGCAGGGAGTTGTCTCTTCCGATTTTGTTAAATGGTCTAAATCGTTGGCGACAATGGCCGAGCGTCGTGATGGACAGGACGTTGGCGAGCTTATCAATGGAGCAACGGGCGAAAACATTTTGCCGATGGGAAAAACTCTTCCTTCTGCGAGAAGGAGAGGAACAATAGACGTAACTCCCTCTATTAAAACCATTAACGAAGCTATCAAGAGTATTATTGGAGGGACATCGGAAAAGTCGGTTGGACAGCTTCATAAATTGCAGAGAAGCATGACCAAGCTTTCCGAAAGGTTTTCACAAGGCAAGCTAACAGAGAGGGGCCAGCAGAAAGCATTGCTGAACTCTGTCCTCTCTATCGCTAATGCTATGGCTTCGGGGAGCCGGAAGTTTATTTCTAACCAACTTGCTGACAGGCTGGCTAATCCGAAAAGCAATGAGGCCTTCAATGCGGACATGAAAACAGCTCTTGATGCGACCGTTAGAGCGTTGAATGAAAGGGCAGAGGAAGCTAGTCGGAAACAGGCAGAAGAAATAATCCGCGCCCTGATGTCTAGGAAGGTAGAGGAAAACAAAAGACTAGAGAAAGAAAGCATAGCAAAAACCAAAGAGAAAATAAGGGCTGAAATTGCAAAGGCGGCCCGCGAAGAAAAAGCCTCAAAAAGACGTGAAAAGGCACGAACAAAAAAAGAAAAAGAAAAAGCTCTTCGGGATGCCCGCAGAGAAAGAGAGCGGATAAAAAAAATAATTAGAGAGAAGAAAGAGGAAGCAAAAAAGGAAGCTCAAAAGGCAAGAGAGGCGTTTAATAAAGAAATGTCATTCCTTCGCAATCTGATTACAAAAGAAATTACAAAAGATGTTAAGGAAGGACAAAAGGCAAAAGAAGCAGAGAAGAAGCTTGCTACTAAAAGCATAGAGAGCTTGCGGAGGCTTGCCGAGAATGCTTTTAAGGACACCAAGGGGCGCTCTCGTTCTTTGGACGCACAAGCCAGAGAGGAGACTATGGATGCCCTTGAGGTTATGGCTATGTCTCCTTCCGAAGTTGCAACCCAGCTTGAAGTCTTGGATAGCACCATAGATGAGCTTCAAAACCAGCCTGCCACAGAAGAACTTGCTCTGGAACTGGAAAATCTGGAAAACCAAAAGAATCTCCTTGAGGTGTTTGGTAGTGCGTTGTATCGGGAGAAGATGCCTAACGGAAGGTATAAGTATGCTCTCAATGCACAGCAACTTGCGGAAGCAGTTAAGACATTGAAGGAGCTACAGCGTGAAGGGCGACTCCGCAGGAAAAAGGTTAATGAACGTATTGAGCGCTTCTATAATGATTTTAACGCTAAAATCAATGAGCGAGTAGGAGGAGAGAAGAATCGTGATGCCCTTAGAAAAGCCGTAATGGAAAGGGACCAACGGGGAACGGGCTTTTTAGATAGAATCTTCACGCAATTCATGAGCCTTCAACAACTCCTCGAAGTGATGTCTTCCATGAAATCCTTTAAGGACATAGGGACATTCTTACAGAACAACGTCCAATTCGCAGAGCAACAGCGAGGGGTAGAAAAAGAAAAGGCTACGTCCAATGCGATTCGCATCATGCGTGGAATGATGGAGATTGCAGGGCAGAACTCTCCAAGGTATTTTGATGAGCTTTCTACAAAAACTATTCCCTTTATGGGGCATGAGCTAACCAAGTATGGCCTTGTAAAAGTCTATCAGACATTGAGAGAGAAGGATGGCTTGGATGTATTGAGAGAAAACCTTGGAGACAAGGGGATGGATTTCGGCAACTATCGTAAGTACCAACAGGAGTTGGAGGGCTTAAACAAGAGCCTTGATGATGGCGCCATTACTTCCGAAGAGTTTGAGTCCAAGTTGGAAGCCGTTGAAGAAGAATACCTTGCGAGGAAGGAAAAAGATATTGCCAAGCTATTGGAACTGCTTGGGCCGGATGGGCTTTACCTTGCTGACGAATTACAGAACCTGTATCGGGAAAAAGGCGAGAAGCTACGGGCGTTCATGGCAGAGAACTATGGCCAGACGGTTATCCTTGATGACTACTATACGCCCCGCAATATTGCCGCCTATAATACAATGCAAGAAGGGGATATGGATGCTTACAGTAAGGGACACGTCACAAGGACGGGCTTGCCCTCTTACGCAAAGCACCGGAACACTCCCTCTTCGGCGGCGCTCTCTCTGGAAATAAACCCTCTTGGGGAATATCTTCGTTATAGCTCTATCATGGAGGGGTGGATGACAGCTTCGGAACTGGTCAACTTCAACAACCGGGTATGGGCTAATCCCACCACGAACGCCCAGTTGCAGAAATTATTAGGCCCAGCCAATTTCGAGGCGGCAAACAAAGCCCTGTATTACTTCATCAACGAGGGGCGTGTGTATGCCCAAAAGAGCGTGTTGGCAGAGGTAATGGGGAAAGTGTTCCAAGTATTGGCTAAGACAAGGATTGCTTTCTCCTTGGCTTCTCTGGTGCGCTCTGGTGCGGCTTTGTTCAACCCTATCGTTGGTAGCAACTTCTCCATGATGGAAATTATCAAAGGCGTGGCAGAGGTGACAAGCGGGAACTATAAAGGTTTTACCCTTGAAGAGCTTCGTGACTTGGAGGCAATGAAGGAACGTAAGTACCGTGGATGGGAAGACCGTGTGCTTGCCGATAAGGCATTAAGCATTCCCCTGAAAAAACAAGCGCAATGGGGATATTGGCAGGAAGCGGGCATGAGCGGCCTTATGGCTTTTGACTGGTGGAGCATATCTTTTGTGAATCAGCTGACCTCCCACATGCTTGCTAATCGCGGTTTGTCGCATGAACAGATAAGATGGGAGCTTAACAAAAACATCTACCAGACGGCACAGCCTTTATCTACCTCCGCTAAGGCTATCCACTTGATAGGTGGAAGCTCATTTGAGCAAGCCCAGTTCCTTTTCTTGTCTGACGTGATGAACAAGTTCGGCCTAGTGATAATGCAAGGCAAAAAGGATGTTCCTTTCTGGGAGGCTTTTCAGGGAGCCTTTCGTGTTTATACTATTGCCGCTCTTGCTAATGGTCTCTTCAACGGCTTGGCTACAGGTCTGTTTGGCGATAAAGACAAAGAGGACGACTTCATGAGCAACTTCTTATTGACTTCGGTATTGAGTCCGATTGTCTCTGTTCCTATGTTCGGCGGGTTTGCAGAGTGGTGCGCTTCCCTTATTAGCGGTGGTAAGCAATTCAGTCTGGGACGAGCCGATATGGCTGATTTATCCAAATCAATTCAAGGCTTAGTCAGAAGTATTGTGAAGACGTATGAGACTGTATCGGAAAAATGGGACAAGGAAGGTGCTTTGACTACCAATGATTACATTGATATGGTTTCCTATGTAGGCAAAAATATTGGGAGTGTCGCATCGGCTACCACAATATTTGGTACTTCTGGGCAGAGTATGACCAAAGCTCTAGAGATGGTAGGCGCATTGTCGAATGCCCTTTCTCAAGTGAAGACGACCGCTCAAAAGGCACTCCCGGAGCCAATCAACCCGCTTTATACGGAGAAGGAGGAAATGAAGGAAAGAGCGCGACAGCTCAAGAAAGCTAAGAGAGAAGCGAAGAGGGAGAACGGCGAGCGTTCGGCCACGTATAGAAAACTTTCTAGGGAATTAAGACAAATAAACAAACTACTCAAGATTAGAGGCTGGGAAGACTAGCCAACAATCTTTAACCAAGACAACATTGACCAATGACTGCAAAAAAAAAGACAACCGCCCGTACAACCGGGCTAACTGGCAATCAGTTTGCTAGCGTTGAGCAAGGTCGTTCTTATGTTCTGTCAGTACACTCTCCCTCTGGGGCAGGAGAGATAGAACTATTGGCGGCCGATAGCGACCAACAGAGCGAGCCGGATATGTTTAGCATGCTTTACGAGAAAATTGAAACAGCTAGGCAAATCCCGTTTATTGCAATTTCTCCCTTTGTTTTTGTAAACGTGGGGAGTAGCGATGTACAATGGCTGGTTACTCCGGCAAATTTTAGTCTCGCCGTCCCCGGTGCGTCGTCCGGCGGCGGCTCAAGCTTTGACCCCGCTTCTGACTACAACATTTCAGGGAAATGGAAGTTTACACAGCCCCTTAAAATTGCAGAAGCAACGGTAGCGACAGAGGCTGTAACTCTAGGGTATGTTAATGCACGATTCCAGCAGACTGTTGACATAATTTCAACACAAACCATAGGCGGCACTAAGACCTTCTCTGCGTCTCCTGTAGTTCCAATTCCTACTGTGCAAAACCAAGCGGCTAACAAAAACTACGTTGACGCTAATATTATCCAAGTGAAGAGCCTGTTGGAAACAACTATGGGCTATGTGGAAATGACGGAAGCGGAGTATAACGCTCTTAGCGAAAAAGCAAACAACTGTATTTACTATCTAACCGACAAATCTATGTGGGCTATCGGTGACAAGGAGCTTGTCACGTCTGATATGCCTGCGTGATAGTCCCCTCTCCCGATTTCGGGGGGGGCATAACTCTTTTATAATCATAGCAATGTATTTAACCACACTTGAATTAGTAGCGGAATCCGCTTTTGAGACGAATGTTTTAAAGATTCCGGCCTCGGCTCCTTCTGGTATTTACGAATTAGAATTTCCGGGAGGTATTGCTTCGTATGGTTTTAATGTAATTGCGTTTGAAAACTATGATTCTCTAGCCAGTTCTAACCAATCTTTGCTAGGACTGGCTAATCCCCCACTAATAGTCACCAACGGGACGGCGACGGTTCTTGAGTGGATGTGGGATGATGTGGAATCAGCTTCTATGGTAAGCATTCCTAATGGCTCCACTATCGCCTCTTTGAAGTGTTTCTTCTCTCACACTCAAGGGACGGAAACAAACTTGCTAAAACTAATGGGGCAGAATATATTTACATCCGGAATTTCTGTTAAAAAGGTAGTAGTAAGACAAATTGCCTGATTTTATTACTCGACATGAACAACACTTCATCCTAGTATACCAACAGTTGCTATTCCGGTAGCCACTGTATATAGGTGTTTCAATGTCATAAAGACAGGGCCTCCGTTAAAAGCGGGGGTCCTGTTTTTTATGCGTGTTCGAGCAACTTGTAAGCTTTCCTTACAAGTTCGATGAACTGTAAAGAAAAACTTTACAGTTGACCAAGGGAACAGGATTTGGTCTAATGCTCTTGGAAGAATTCTTTTCTTCTTTCGTTGTGCATATTCGAGCGGAGCAGCTTCGGGGTTTTTTCTCATGTTTTACCCGAAGCTGCTCTTCTTTTTTGTCTTGAAACAGGCCTGATGTAAAAAATATGTGTTGTATGACACAACTATAATTAACTAATAACCATATACTTATGTCACACAATGTTCCGTTTCGAGCGTTTTCGATGTCAAACTTTAGGCTTGATTTTTTGAGGGGTGTGTCGTTAAAATCTTGTTCAAGGAACAGGGCGGTTAAGTTGATTGTCTTCCTTTGGCCGCTCCAAGGCTCAATCTCCCTCGTGGTTAGCAACAACCAAGTGTTTAGCAAATAACTTGGTTCTCTACAAGAAAAGAGTTCGGATATGGCAAGCATATCCTTCATGATTTTTCAAAAGTTTTGATTTACGCCTATCGGCTATGGAGCCAAACAAAGTTGTGGGCTTGGTTAGAGAAACAAAGGGATTAGAAAATAAATGGTTTTAAAACAGTTCTAATTTGGAACACGTTGGTTAGATAAAGTATGTAAGAATAAACCATTTAATATTTAATTATCAGTTTTATTCCTTCGTTCGACTAACAGGTTGCATAGAGCGGCTAACAAGAGAGCCAAGTTCGAAGGTGTTAGCGAAACGATAACATAGACCACTTCGAAGTTATTAACTACCGTCTCCAACCACAAAGGACGTTACACCGTATATACGCGCGCGAATTTATAAGAGAGGAAAACAAAAACTTTTCTCTCTTCTGTATGACATTTTCAAAAAAAAAAAAACATTGATTACTCTCTCGTTGCTTATTAGTATTGCTACATCGTTCAGGAAATACACCATGTAGCTCCTAACGAAAAACAACCAATAACCAAAACTAATAAATAGTATGGAACGAAAAAAAATAAACGGAGAGGAATTTCCGAAAAGCCTGTTGAGAGGGCTTATTGCCATGTTTGACGATAATCCTGTCAGGAGCGCCATGTTTATGGCTGATTTTGAATACTTGTGTAAGAAAGGTATTGATTTAAATCCTGATTGCAACGTCTGGTATAGAGTCAGTCCTGACGTTATCGACTTAGTTGACGAATTGGATATTTCCGAAGAGGATAAAACAACCATTAAGAAGAAAATCTCCAATCTTATCGGAACGCCTGTTTTCCATGTTGGTGAAAACGCTAAGACTGATTCGCTTGTTGTGGCGGGTCTAGTCGAAGGCAAAATGATTGGCTTTGATAAAAAGTATTTCTATAAGATTAAATCCAAGCCTTACATGAAGAAGCTGAAAAAGGCACTCTTCGTTTCCGCTTCTTGGGAAGAATTTATCAAACCTTTAATTTATACCATCCGAGGATTTGGACTTGATAAGTGCGCTAGCTTCCCTAGTATTGAGGCGAAGCGTTCCGATGAAGAAGAAGATTAACCTTGCAGTCTTGAATAACTTTTTAACGTTCCTGAACAATGTTCATGAGCTAACCGAGCGAGGTTGGGTTCATGAGGCAACAGGGACAATGTATAAAAAGTGTTCAAAGCTTTTCGACACATTCAAAGAGTCCTATTCAGGCAATTCCCTAAGCCCAGATAAAGACATCGTTATGGAGGAGGTTTCCTTAACAGAGACGCCTAGTGATGACGAAGTTCTTGAGGTGCTTAGGGAAGAATGTGACGAGATTTGCGAATACCTTTATGAGGTAGCCGGACAAGAATCATTTTTAGTTTCACAAGTAGATGAAATTAAAACTGTTTTGAGTCAGCAACTATTTGTTGCTAGGAAGGTGTAGCAAAACCCTGCCATATGAGTTTATGAGCTAGGGTAAAAATCAATCCAAATCAAACAACTAATCATATAAAAGTAGGAAGTGTGGTATATACCGTAGGTCAACCTTCCCGGCTCCCTCGTAAGACCTCCGCACTACGGGCGTAAAATGCGTTAGTAGTGCGGAGTTTTTGTTTGTATAGGAAAACAATGAATGTTATTTGTCCATGTATGAAGACAACTTACACGTTCGAAGCGCTAGTAGAGGCTGTTGCTGTTCAGGCTGGGTTAGATACTAGTGTTCCCGAAGACCACACTAAGGCGTGTGAGCTTGCCACATGGATGCTTGACGAAGGATATTCTTCTATCGTCCTGACTCATGCGGCAGAGTTTGCAGAGGAAAAGGGTGTTCCTGCCAAATGGATTGCCCTTGTCAGTGCCATCGTTGGTGCTGTTATTGCCTTTTTCTGCACTACTGGTTGTGCCAACACATCGTTTACTTTGTCTGGTGAACAGGGTGGGCAGATTAGCTATAGCGTTGACGAAAACGGGAACCTCATTATCTCCGGCAAGCCTCCTGTCGTCCAAAAAATTAAGAAGTGACGTTAATGCCGACAACAAAAATTGCTTCTCTTCTTCAAGTTGTTAAGGATTATAAGGAGATTGTAATCCTGTTCGCTCCTTTGGTATGTTGCTTCTTTCTGTATCAGGACAACGTAAAAATGCGGCAGGACATGCTAAAGTTGCAACAAGACCAAGCTCATGCGACATTGAAGATTTCAGAAGCAATGGCTCAACAGGTAGAGCTTATTCGGCGCATTGATTATACTGTTACCTCTCTTCAAAACAAATGAATGTCATTATCGCTATCGACAAGCAAGATAAAGTTCTAACTAATATCGCATCAAACCTAGTAGAACTTCTGGATAAAGAGCTTCTAAATCCATCTCTGGACATAGTTCCTCTCACAAGGGATGTGAACCTGTTTATGTCTAACAGGTGGGACAATATGAAGGTTGATTTTATCTTGCGGTTGCGGACATCATACGTCACTTCTAATCGCAGTACCTATCAGAAAATCGTCTCTTCAAATACTCAAGGGCCTTTTGGTTTCAGGCTTCTTCATACGTCGCATTCGTTGTTGGAAAAAGAGGGGTGGGGACAATACGGATTCAACCCCTGCACAGAGTTTAAGGGCCTCCCCGGCTGGATTGATTTCATGGATATTGAGCTTGCCAATATGGGCGACCCCAAAGATATTGCCGCTATCGGCGACGGAAAGGTTTTTGCTCAAAGCGCCGCTCAATGGATGAACAAGGCCGCAAACTGGTTACGGATTGGCAGGAAGAAAAAATAACTGTCAGCCAAAAAAGAAATCATCTATTTTCTCCAACTCCATTTTAGACAAGGGAGCCTGTTTGTGGTAAGCGGAAATCCCCGCCCGTCTTGTCCTTCGGGGGTTTATCAGGTTAAGAGGAATACATCTCTTGGTTTTAAAGTCTTTTCTGTATAGCTCTGCCCGGCGTTGAAAGTGTTTGCTGGCCGCTAAACAAAAGTCCATAGCCTTGATTTTATTCCCCCTCAAAGTGTCCTTGATGAACATGTTAGGCGTATAATGGTATCTCTTGAGGAGCTTCCTTAGTCTCACTCCTTTAGCATAACCTCCGAGAACGTTATAAAACTGTTTATCGGTAAGCTTGTTTATGTATAGCATGCCTATTATGCCAGCTGGAATTTTTTAGACGCCTCACGCTGGAACTCTGTGTAAGTTTCAGGATAGCATAAACAATGGCCTAAACGAGAGAGGACGTATGCATCCGCTTCGTTGTTGTTGGATGTATCTACATCCCAGCGTTTGTAAACATTGGTCATCACCAGCCCTTTCTCTGCAACACCTTTTCCTGTTGCGAATTTTTTTAGGGTAGTCGGTGGGTAAACCAAAATATTGGACAATCCTGCATCAAACAGGTTTTGTTTCACAACGCCGCCAAGTTCTCCTAGGTGGACGATTTTCCCAAACTGCGAGAATGCATAATTCTCTATACACACCAGAACTTCGCTAGCGGGTCTGTAGGCCAATATTTGTTCTGCGGCGAGCTTTATATGGTTAGCGAACTCGGAGAGCCGCCTAGGCCCCTTGTGGGGGCTTGTGAGGGTATATCTGTAGCCGTCCAGCTTGATGTCTTGGTAAAGGACGGAAAGCCCTGTTGCCGTCAGGGATAAATCCAGCCCAACCCAACAACTGAAATCTCTAAAAACGTTGGCGATTACTTTGTCTTTTTCCATGATTTTTTCTCTGATACTGGGAATCTGAAATCGACAAGCTCAAATCGGGAGTCCTTTTGAGTCATCACTATCCCTCCATTGCGGCTTCTTTTCAGCACCACAACACCGAACACAGAGTTTTGTTCAAATTCTGTATCTGGATTTTTCTGAATTTCGCAAATGGCTTCCGCTGTTGTATGCAAAACCTCTGCTTCTGGCTCTTTTTTCCTAGGAGGTCGCCCCCTTTTAGTTGTCTTTTCCATATTCTAGTTCTTGTTTTGCCAACCTATACGCCTCACGCCCGTCTAGTCCGGGTGTTCTCATTTGGATTCCTACTGCTTTTTCAAGGCGGTTGAGGACAATCTTACCTTTTTTGTCTATGATAGCAAGAGGGTCTTTGTAGCCGCTAACGATAAGTATTCTCATGCAAAGGATGATAACGTCTGCACATTCAAACGCCATTTCCTTCTTGTTTTTGGCCGAAAGAAGTTCTTCTACCTCTTCCTCAAGATGTTTTTTGAGCTGTGGGACAGTCTCTTTAACACCTAAAAATTTACTGAAAACATTACATATTTGTTTGGCTATATTGTACACTCTAACCTTCCTTTCATATTGAAACAAATCCATGCTACGCATTATCTCCTTTCGTATTGCCAACTGGAAAGCTCTTCTTGGGTGATTGTTTTCGGATGATGTGTAACCTTGTTTAAGTTTTTATGCATAACTAAGGAAGAGACAAGAATATCGGTTGCGAATCTACTGATTCTTAAAAGAGTTTCTTCCTCCGAGAAACACGGGTCGAGTTGATAACCACACTTAGAACATTTAGGGATATATGCCTTCTTTCCAAAAGGATAGCCTTGTTTACCAAGGCCAGTACACACGATATCCTTAACAATGAAATACTCGTTATGACATATTGGGCATTTTGCGCTCATTTTTTAACTATCCTTTCTTTCTGTTTTTTTTCGACGATATAGCTTCCAAAGATTTTATTGAATTGTTCGTTCGATGCTTTTCTAGACTGCTTCCCGTTCACAATGTTTTGGTGTTTGTGAAAAGCCTCTTCCAGCTTAGAGACTGAAACACTAACGGCTTCCATCATGTCCCCAAGAGGAATGACTTGCTGAACCCTAGATAACCCTTCGTTTTTAAAGCTACGAACCGTATTTCCTTCTTTTAAACCAAGGCCGTCAATCTCTTCGCCATTTTTCAGCAACTCATAACATGATTCTTCTATCTCTTTGGCCACCTTCGAGGCCAATTTAGCTGTAAAATATAGCTTAGAGCGTTCTTCTGGATTCATTTGTTTCAGCTTAGAAGAAAAAGCTGTAGCGGGGGTAGTGATTGTTTGCACCACCTCTAACGGCTTTTTGCATTCAGCAAAACCCTTGCAGTACCTGCAATAGCTGTTAGCTTGAGGTGGAAGGTCCTTTTTGGTGCGTTCGCATATCTCAATGACTTCTTTTTCTGCCTCTTTGATGTCCTCTTCGCTGTACCTCACAATTACAGGATAAGAAGTCACAAGAGGTTGAACAATGGCACAAGAGACTGATTTTATTTTGCAGTCCTGATAATTCCTTTCGATGTGTTGCTTGCAACATAGGGCCAACCCTCTAAGCTGGTGGTTTATTTGTGTGGACTCCGGCTCTAAAGGCCCTGTCTTGTAGTCGATAATCAATAAATGAAATCCCTCTTCGTCAGACTTGCCTAAAACCAAGTCGGGCTTCCCAGAAAAGAGTGCATTTTCCCCATCGAAAAAGAAACACCTTTCCTCCTTCATCAACTCCTCGAACTTGTCTTCTCCCGCCCAAATCGACGCAACTTCGGTCACGATTCTTTTGCATGCAAGCATGAGTTTCGTCTCTTCTTCGGTGAGTAGTATGTTTTGGTATGCAAGGTATTGATGAATCCTGTTGCCTCTTTCAGCCATTTCAGAGGTTGTCTCTACTCCTTCAACGTCATATCTCAATGAGTGCGGACATAACGCAAGACGTGCTAGGCTGGAACATGAAGGCAATCCTTGTCTTTCCGTATCTTTTGTTTTCATTATTTCTCGTGTATTTTTTTTGTTATTCATCTTCTGGCTCCCAATCTACATACGCCTCAAACTCATAATCCATACAATGTTAGACAGTAGATGTTTAAGCGTTTTCATTGTTTTCTTTCTTTTTGAATATGGGAGCTTCTGGCGACTTGTCTTCTTCGTTGGAGAAAGCTTCGTCTTTACTTATGGCCCCGGTTTTAATGGCGTTGAAGAGACCAATAAGCATTACGATTTCAGATTCCTTACTAGTCTCAATTTTGTGTTTAAGGTAAGCCTCAAGCATTTCTTTGGAGACTCCGATTTTGGAAAAGGCTATTACACATCCATTTATTCTTTCCGCAATGGGTGTATCTGTGGCTCTTAGCGTGTTTTGGCAAGCCTCTGCCGCCTCTTGCCTAATGAAGTCCGGCAATACCGCCCAAATGCATGCCCTGATGCGTCTAGAGGCCATATTAGCGCAAAGTTCATAAATGTCTCTATCGGACGCAAGAGGATATCCACCGTCTTTTGTGTCCCTGTAGTGCGGAACAGAAAAGGCTATCTCCCTTCTTATGTTGTTTTCTTTGTCCCAACAGAAAGCTATACAGTCGGAGCAAACCCTTCCTTTTTCATCTACATGTTCACCTATCTTTCTCCACCCAGCTTCTGCGTTCCCATAAGCGGTAAGGCACGCATTTGCTAAATGGATTGTCTCTCCTGAAATACTAGAGCCTCCCCTTTTGTATTCAAAGAATGCGGTGTTAGCCAAATGACGGAAGGAGCAAAGCTGTCTAATTTTGGAGGAAACCTCCATCATGTTTCTCGGCATCTGCTTTGCTATATATATAGAAGCAAGCGCCTCTAGCGATTCTTTGTTGGAAAGCACGTTAGCAAGCGGATTTCCAGCAAGAGGTGCTATCATGGATAAGCCTTCTGCCGGGACTGTGGTCAATGGTTCTGGGTTGTCTGACATGCCCTCATTGTATCTTTTCTCTCACACATGGCAATCTTTTTTTATTTTTTTTCTTGTGCATGTCAAAACATGTGGTACAAAAACGACATGACGAAAGCACTACCAACAGAACAATTAGAAGCATTCTCCAAGTTCGCCAATACTAACGAAGCCCTTTGCAAGCTCATGATGCAACGGGTGGGGTTCAACATCACTCCAATGGTGTGGAATAAGGCTAAATGGATGCCTACACAACTTTCCGTAAAGAAGCTCACGAACCTTCGAGCTTTTTATCCAGAAGCATTTGGTTTAGAGGATGAACCTAATAAAGATTTTTTGAAATCTCTTTATTACCTCCACATTTCAAATAGAACCTTCTCTGGGGAAATTACGCCACTAATTGAGGACAAGGATTTTATTACCCATATGCCCTATGCTAACTTTGTTTTACCCATTGACGATTTCACAAAAAACGCCCTTTCCAAATTCATGTAAAATAAGGATATGAATCACCATTCCCATGACTATCCTTTAGAAGAAATGGAACGTATTTCCGAGCCGAAACTGGCAAAAGACATACTGAATTTAGAAGAACTATTGAAGAGATTAGATGAAATACCGCAAACAACAGAACAGGAAGCGAAAGAATGGCGGCGAAAAGAAAAAGAAAAAGAACGCATAGCATCATGGAAAAAACGATTGAGGCAATCCGGCGTGCCTCAAGGGTTTTATGATGCTTGCGTGAATGGAAAGATCGACAAGAGCCGGATATTTCCAATCCTGAAAAACTTAAGTAGCGGATGCTTATTTGTCTGCACCCCGGAAAAGGGAAAAACCTTTTCCGCATGCTATTTGATATCACAGGAATTATGGAACGGCAGATCAGCTTTGTATGTGAAAGCCCCTGAACTGGAAAGAGAAATGGCCAGTTATAAAAAGGACGCACACCTGATAAATAGAGCGCAATCAAACCCGCTCTTAGTGCTGGACGATTTTGAGGGAGTGCGGATGAGTGTGAATTCATACTCCGATTTTATCGCCTTGCTGAAAAAAAGAAATGATTCTAATTTTTTAACAATTTTGAATTCAAAAAAACGAACCTTTTTCCTCGAACAGATTGAAGAGGCGGTAAGTTAGTGTTCACTTAACTACCAGAAAACAAAAGTGTAATAAAAAACCCCTGTAGCCTTTATTTAGGCTACAGGGGTTGAATTTGGTGGATTTTTATGACAAACTATTGAACTCTTTTTTCAGGTATTAGTTTGCTATTAAATGAGTAGTATTTTTTTGAGTAATTGTAGGTCTTGGAGTATTTAGAATATCCGGCTTTGTGATCATAGTAAATCTCATCACCATAAAAAGAGCAGTAACTATATTCTTTTTTTTGATAAGAGTTGTTAGAAAAGTAGGCAAATTTATTTTTATCAGGTCTTTCGAAATTGCCATAAAACAACATCTTTCCTTTTTTCCAAAAAACAAATTTACTTGAACCTATGACAGAATTGACCATATCATCAATACCTTCATTTGTTTCCTCGATATCTGTTTTTCCAAATGCGGGTAAAAACAGATATCGGAAGAACGTTTCACTGTCTGTGAGGTCTCCTTTATTTTTTAGTGATAGAATACCATTGTGACAAAAATACCAATCATCACCGTTCCACCCATGAACATTTTTTTCAGAAATAGATCCATGAGTTTTGATTCTAGCGTGAATAAGGACTATGTAATCATTAGGGATTTTTTCCCATGTGGCCACAACCTCCTTTTTTAGAAGAGTTCTAATCAGAAATTCCGGTTTTTTATCTTCGGCCCCTCTCTTAAACCCTAGAAGGAAAAATCCGTCTGGATTGTTTGTTAGGCAATTTTGAAAACGTTTATTTCCGATATCTTTCTTGATTCCGTAAGCAATGATACACATGTTTTTTGTTTGTTTATTGTTTGTTTGTTGCGTTTTTGGTGATGATGTTTTTGATTCCCTCCATGAGAAAATGAGCTTTATTCTCTTCTTCCTGCGTTTCGTAAAAGATTTTTACGAAAGTATATTGTTGATGTGTGGGATATGTCATTTTGACTCCGTTTCTGATTAGATAATTGATTGTATCTAATCTTATTTTATGAAATAGTTCTTGCGATAGTGGTCTATGAAAAACATTTGAGAATTCTAAGTTAAGGCTACCTATCAAACTCGAAATAAAGCATTCTAGCTTTATTTGTTGTTGCAAACAAGAGGATTTCTCTTTCATTTGCTCTTTCATTTGCTCTTTCTTTTGCTCTTTCATTGGTTCTTTCTTTTGCTCTTTCATTGGTTCTTTCATTGGTTCTTTCTTTTGCTCTTTCTTTTGCTCGTCAAAGTCCTAATGCGAACATCAGGCTAAAATAGATCAGTAGTCCAAAAATAATTATAATTGTATCGATAATTATTTTTTGAATTTTATTTTTTATATTCTTCATATTTTTTTATAAGTTTTTTTAATCGTTCAGTTTTAGCGTTCTCCATTAGGTAGGTCTGTAAAAACAACCTAATATTTAGTAAATCGCTTTCATAAAGATTTTGTGCTTCCATGGAATATTTGTAAATTTGATAGCAAAAATCTAAAATGGATTTTATAGCAACAGAATCAACAGTTCCTTTTCCTCGTCTAAATTCTATGGTCTTACTGTTTGTGAAATTTAGTTCAAGGTATCTTGAGTCGCAATAAGGTTGAAATATTTTTTCCAACCCTAATTCTGATGCCGCACTTGGGTGGACGCCATAATCCATTAGTCTTTGTATTGGCGGATCTGCTAGGCAGTACCCTCCATTTTCCCTTCCAAAAAGTTCAGTAATAAAATCATACGGAAAACAGTAAAATGCCTTTTTTAGCAAAATACAAACTTTTTTATTAAAATTAATTTTAGACAAATGTATGTGAAATCCTGTTTCTGTAGTCTTTTGCGAATAACAAGAAAAGCGAGGCATGAAATCTTTTGTTAATATGTCAATCCCGCCGCCCTCTCTAATAAGTTCCTCGAACGGCATAGGTATTGTGGTTATTTCTGTTCCTCCGTTTTCCTCGGAAAGACTTCCGTCCCGTTGCAGGTAGAAAAAATTGGATTTATTCTCAAAAATATATTTACTCCGCGCATATACTTCTAGTTCCAACCCAACAAGCGGTTCGTCTAAGTTGTCGTTGTCAGGACGGGTCCAGACATCCGGGAAATAGTGATAACTTCTTTGTTTTGTTGATACAAAAATCTTTGGAATGTCTGGATGTTCAAAAACGTCTTTTCTAGATGTGAGTGTGGGTATGACGTATTCTGTTAGATACTCAATATTGTGCTCATTTAGTTTTTCCCATAAAATATTTTCAACAAAAAATTTTAGGATTTTTACATATTCCGGTGAATATGTTTTATATAAAATTAAGTCAGGCGTTAGAATTATTCTGTTTTTCACCCGTTTATTTAATTTAACCATATCGGAATTTTTTATTAGTCGGACGTTGTTTTTCCCGTAAACACAACCCCTAAATTCTCTTTCTCCGATATATTTCAAAAATGCCGTAATTTTTCTTCTAGCCTTTGCCAAGAATGCCGCATCGATATTTTTGTACGATACGTCAGAATATTCTTCATTGAGAATTTCTTTGTAATTTTTTCTAACAAAAGCGAATAATAGTTCCAAAGATTTTTTTTCTTTTGCGTTCATTGTTTTAAAAAATAATACGTTTGTTGTTGTTTTTGTTGTTTATTCTAGAATAAGCTTCCCACAATTCTTCCACATGTTGACGTGAATCGTGTAGTTTAAGAAAAAGCTCTTGTGATAAATTTATGAGTATTCCTTGTTTATTAAGATTTGTTGCACAATGTCGATAATATTTTAGCGCTAACTCCTTGTTAGAGGTGAAGCAACGTGTGTGTGGATATTTAGATTTTAAACTAGTTCTACCGTATTCCGGGAAATGCCCTAAAACTTGCTTTTGTTTGTAATCATACCAGTTTACAGGTTTCACACCCACAAACAAGAATCCAGTGTTAGACCCGCCTCCTGTTTTTCGCATAATGGGTAGATAGCCGATTGTGTTCCCTTTTATTGTGTTAGGTGTTATATATCGTTTTATGATTTCGCCTGTTCTAGTATTTTCTAGTTCTAGAAAATATTTAATACTGATTGATTTTTTTAAAAATTCAATCATCTTTTCGTTGTTTTCACATTCTAACATTGTAGATACTAAAGGCGTTCTGTTTCTACAAGTCGAGTATAGTTTGATTATATATGTTGTGTTCATTTTTTTGTTTTTCTTTTTCTTCTCCTGTTTCTAGGAAAATTTTTAAATCAAGTTCCCTGTTGTTTTTTAACAAACTAAATTTTAGTTTGTTATCAACATAATCAATACTTAACGCGAAAGCGTCATTTTTATGATAAACTTCTTTCTTTAATTCTGGGAAGGTGTAAATTGCGAGTTCGTTTTTTATTGTTTTTGCTAATGAGCCGTAAATTAACAACCCTTTAAATTTAGATCCTACAAAATCATTACAGAAAATAAAGCGATTCTCGTGCCTAACAAAAATCAAAGAATCTTGTTTTTTAGCTTTTAGTCGCAGTGCGGTTTCGATGAATCCGAAATTTCTTCTTTCCTTTTTAGGGACTAGGTACAAAAAGTTTCCCCCTTTTATTACCTTTGCGACCTTGGATAAAAGGTGATCAATATCTTTTTTCATTTAATTCTAACGTTTTAAAGTTAAACCTATATTCTCGATTTTCCTTTAGCGGGCATTTCCGGAAATCGCTAATCAAATCGCCTTCCGGACGGCTCTCTATTCTGAAAATCAATCTCCTAGGGTGTTTGTTTGCGATAAAAACTTCTATGATTGAGCCTATTCTCCAATCATCTTTTATCGCCGAAAAAAAACACCGAAAACCGTGATTGAAATTTAGATAGGAGGTAGGGAAGATCCGCCTTTCTTCTTGTGGGTTTTCAAACTCAAATTGATATACTTTCATTTTCTAACGGGAAGAATAATTGATAAGCACTTCTTGCGGCAAAATAACTTTAGATTGAAATGATATTCCAACAATCGGCAATATTGTTTTTTCCTCTTTATCAACTCTAAAAAGTTTTTTGTTCAGGAGACAAATATATGAAAACTCTTCAAATCCAGCATCGATCAACACGCTTTTAAGCATTTCTCTTTCAAAATAGCCACACATTTCATATTTAAGCTCATAAATAATTTCATCTTCTATTGTTTCTCCTAGTTTTCTTTTTATATTTATTTTTGTTTTTTGTCTCAAAAAACAACTTAAACATCCATATACATCTTTAATTATTTTCATTTTATGAATATTTCTTTTTCAGTATTTTTATAAAATTTTGAATTTCTTATTTGTTGGGCATAATTATTTCTCATTGAAAAAATATCAGATACCGGAAGTTTCTTTCTTTTTAATTCTTCAATATATTGAAGTTCATTAAATAGGAATATGTTAAAAATTTCTTTTTTGAGCACCTCTTTTTCAGATTTTTTAAAAACTCCTACAAAAAAAACATTTTTGTTTTTCAGGGAAACAATGAAAAAAAAATCATCCATTCCGGTTCGTTCGTAACACTCTAGCAAATATTCAGTTTTCATTTCTTTCATCTCTCATTTCTCATTTTGTTGACAAGTTGTGCTATTTTACGCCCTCCTGAAATTATCTCAATTTGATGCCCTGTTGCCACAATCGCACCCATTATTTTTTTGTCGTCGCCATAGATCACGCTAAACGACATCACTTGCTTTTTTAAAAAAATTGTTGATAGATATTTCCGATACTCTTCAACAACCTCTTTTTCCGTGTTTAGATTTTTCAAACATCCTAACACGACAATCCTATATTTCGCTTTCATGTTTTTTTGTTTTTAAGTGAGACTTAACGACATAACTAGCCGCACACAATGCCCTTCCCTGCAGGGCAATCCAACTCATGCCTCTAGACGGAGGCAATTCACCATATTTTTTCTTTTTGAATTTTGAGGGGGGGCAAAGTCTTTCCGCTATTTCATAATCGCTAATCAAGGAGCACCCGCCCTCCGAATATTCACACCAGTCACACGCTCCGTTTAGCAACTCAATTGCGAATGAGTTAATATCCTTAAACTCTTTCCCGTCTTCTATACTTTCTGCAAGTTCGTAGGCATACTCATTCACCGCCCTTCCCCATGCGCTCCTGCTTTTCCGGGCGTTTATCGATTGTAGTGTTCTGATCCTATCGTACTTCATAGCTCTTATTTTGTTGCATCTCATTGTTTTTTGTTTTGTTAAATAATAAGTTAAAGGACAAAGGTGGCCGTATACTCACGAGTGCCGTCCCCTGAACCCCGGAAAATGTCATCAGCGGGAAATGGCAGGGCCTTAACAGAAGAAAGAAGGGCGTCTTCAATCGCTTCCGCTTGTGCGGCGGGCAGTCCTGCGCCGTAAGTGACGGAAAGCAAGATTTCTGTGGGTTCTGCGTCATCCGTGCCAAGCTCGCCGCAAGTGAGAGCTTCCACCGTTTCCAGATAGTCAACGTCCCCTAGGCGTCTGTCATGCACAATTGCGAGGCGGTCTTGCTTAATCTTGCGGCGCAATCTTTTGGCAACCTTGCGGACTAGTGCGAGCTTTTCGGCCGCGGCGGCGGGCAATTCAATAATCTGATTCTTCATTGTTCTGGTTCCTTTCTCTTCCTCTTGTGTTCTGATCCTATCGTACTTCATAGCTCTTATTTTGTTAAATAATAAGTTTTCCTTCAATGGTAAAAAGCGTTGCATAGTCTCCTCTTTTCAATTCCTTAATTTCTAGCCCCGCTTCTGCAAAAACTTCCCTTATTATCTCCTTTACCTTCTCTTTCTTTTCTTCCGGTTCACTATACGATTTTCCGAAAAAATATAACTCTAACTTGTTAACGTATTCCGTAATTGCGCCGTCTTCTACAAACTCCAGAAAGATTTCTTCAAACCCTCCCTCTCTTTCGTTTATCTCTCTTATTGCCTTTCGCTTCACCGGAAATACGTCAAAAAACGGATATCTTTCTTTCTTTTGCTCTTGTGTTCCTTTCATGCCTTCACTATATCTTTTTTCTCTCATTTGTCAATAGCTTTTTATTATTTTTTTCTCTCATCAACATCTTTTTTTTCTCCTGCTCTCCCTTCTCAATCTCTCTCCCTTTTTCTCATCCTTTTTTCTTTCCTCTTCTCTTCACTTTCCGGCGGGGGAGGGGGAACCTTTAGGAGGGGGGGGGGGGCGAAAGGCAATAAGAGAGAGGGGGGGGGTGGTCTTTCCGACTTCCTCCTTGTTCTTCTCCCTCTTTCTCGTCGCGGGTGGTTTATCGGTGTTACGGCTAATCACGTCGAACGGGACTAACCAGCTTGCCCTCCCTCCACCTAAATCCTCCTCCCTCCTGGCGGTCAAATGAGTTCATCATTGGATTTTTCAAAAAAAAGGCCATTTCCCGGCATTTTGACGTAAGGCGTTGATAAAGTGTGCGCTTAGGCAAGGCGAAAAACCTATATGCGAAATGTTGACAAATTTTCAATTTTGTGCATATCCGGTTGCCGCGTTGTCAAGCTTGCCTCCAAAAAGCGGGCAAGGGCGGCTAGCCTCAAATACCAAGTTGCGGTTAGTGATCCGCTTGACAAGGGCGATTTTTGCACCGTTATCGGTAAAACGCAACAGTTTTTTTTAGTGGAGCGTGCGCTTCCTGCGTGTAATCCTCATAACTCATTGATGCTCTATCATACTTCGCATAACACACATAATGCCAAATCGAGGGCCATAGAGGTCAACCTTGAATAACGCACTGCAAGCCACCTAGCACGCGCCGCTTTTCCCGGATGATATGTGTATCGGCTCAACTCTCAAAAGGCCCGTACAAGCCAACCTCGCAAGCCGTTTTCCGGCGCAACCGTAAGAATTAGAATAATTATTGCAGTTTTGCCTAGTTTCTCGCATGTTCCGCCGCACGCACGCAGACCAGCATGAGGCAAGGACGGCGGCCATGAGAGGGCGCAACTACCCCTAGGTGCTTGGTGTGCTGCCATGCCATACAGGGGGGGGCGGGGAAAAAGTCGCGGGTGTTTTGCGCTGGACAAAGAAGGTATCACGCAGTGTAATAGGAAAGAAAAAGAGATAGGAAAAAAGAAAAACGGGCTATAGAGAGAAAGGAGTAAAAAAAGGTAAAAGGGAAAAATAGTATGAATAAGGAGAAAAGGATG